GTCAATGGTAGCGCAGACCTACAGGCCTACTACTTAATGAGCTGTAATGAAAAACTAAACAAACATTTCTTTGACATCAGTACAAGCCAACATAAAAAACTACAATGGTTATTGACTAGTACTATTAGTCCGGGTATGGGTAAACAGTATCACCAATGGCTATCTGGTATTAAAAAGGGCGCCAGCGATAACAAAGCAGAAAAGTTTTTATCAAACTTGTACCCGGCAATGAAGTTTAGCGACATTAAACTGTTGGCTCAGATTAACTCCAAGACAGAATTAAAAGAGTTAGCCAAAAGCATGGGCATGGAAGATAAACAAATCAAAGACGCACTATGAAACTATTGCTTAACGGCTGTAGTTTTATGGACAATTACAACTACACGCAACAGTTTAACGAACTACTTGGCGCAGAAACAGTCAACATTGCCCGTGCCGGTAGTAGCAATCGCCGTATTATTAGAACAACAGTAGACTACATAGAACATAATCCTGTGGATTTTGTAATACTCGGGCTAACATTCTATGACCGTCAAGAAAGTCCACTGAAACCTGGTCATCAAGATCCTTGGGTCAGCTACAACAGTCAGGGCATACAGGCAGTATTTTCTAATGTAGAAGACTTTTCAAGTGCCGCTGAGTACAAACTACTAGACAACTATGTGGTTTCTCGTTATCGCTATGACATCAACAAACATTACCTAGACGCATTGTATTTAGATTTACGACTATTGGCCGCTTACCTAAGAGAACAAGGTATCGGTTACTGTATTTTTAATACCTGCGATCGGCATCATCGCGATATTGATCTAGGCCCGGGATTTGTACCATTTACATTCATCGGAAATGAATATATGGAACAAAATGGTGTGATGTGTATGGATTCAGATCAGGATTTACCCCAAAACGCAAGACATCACTACGGTAAAGATGCTATAATACTAGTAAAGTATCTTGTTGATCAAATAAATGGCAGAACAATTGAATAAATGTCGCTACTGCGAAAAAGCATTTGCCAAGGAATCAACCCTGGCAGTACATCTGTGCGAGCCCAAGCGCCGTTGGCAACAAGAAAAAGAAGTAGGAGTACAACTTGGCCTTAAAGCATATTTACGATTTTATGAAACAACTCAAGGATCCGCTAGACTCAAAAGCTATGAGGACTTTGTCTCTAGTCCTTATTATAATGCTTTCGTTAAGTACGGCAGATATTCGGTTGCTATACGTGCTATCAATTTTACTAGTTTTACTGACTGGCTCTTAAAGAACAATAAAAAAATTGATCACTGGTGTAAAGACAGTATGTACGTAGAATGGATGGCTGACTACTTACGTCGTGAAGCGGTACAAGACGCTCTTGAACGAGCATTAAAGGAAATGCAAGATTATGCCGACGATCATCCTGACCTTAAAAACGGTTTTAGCGATTATTTTCGCTATGGTAATAGTAATCGTGTGGTACATCATATTACTACCGGTCGTATTAGCCCTTGGATTGTTTATAACTGTACATCGGGTGTTGAATTCTTAGAGGACTTGACCGAAGAACAAGTTAACATAGTGTTACCTTGGATTGATCCTGACCATTGGCAACGTAAATTTACAGATTATCTTGCTGATACAGAATGGGTCAAGGATATACTACAGAAAGCAGGACTATGAAATTTGAAGATATCTATTTAATAATTTTAGCAATACTATTCGCGATCTTCATGGGATTTATGTTTCTTCATATGCCGGACTCCCAATTAGATGCGATTCGACAGGGCATTGGCACATTTAATTAAATGAAGATTTTAATAATAGGAAGTAATCATCAAACCACAGCTGAATACTATCATCGGATAGGCTGTGCCCCTAGCGAATTAATTACTTCCGTGGAACAATCTTTTACTGTGGGACACACTAGCCCACAGGATTTGCCACTGGCCGATTTAAAACTAGTATTAGATTCAGCAGATGAGATATATTGGGCAGAAAGTTCTGCCGATGAATTCAACACAAAAGATGAGTATTATGTTTTTCTTAATTGGTTAAAAGACTATAACAGAACTATTATTAACTTAGATAGAATCAGATTAGATCCATATGGGTATGGATGGACTAAAAATACCAAATTAGAACCAACTGATGCGGTCTTTTTAGGTTGTAGCTTTACCGCAGGTACAGCATTGAGCAATCCCGACACGCATTATGCCAATATTGTATCCAAACATTTTGGATTACGTGCTGTCAACTTGGCAGAAGGCAGTGGAAGTAACGGTTTGAGCTTTGATAAGTTTACACAACTTGACTTTCACCCTGGACAAGTAGTAGTATTACAACTAACAAGTCCAGATAGAATACACTATACATCTAGGGACAGGTATTTGTCAAAGATTATGTTTGCCCAACCAAAATTTAAAGAACTAAACCGGGCAATGTTGGATGTATATCATAAGGATTTTTTGTTCTACGAAACGTTAACTCGTATCAGAGCAATGGTACAAGTGGCAGAAGCAAAACAATTAAAGTTTGTATTTTGGTTAATTAACTACAAAGATGAAACAGTATATTCGCAAGAGGATCAACAGTATTTTTATCATATGAAGCAGTTTGTTCCGGTCAGTGTAATGGCAGACTATATTGTAGACTTTGGCGAGGATAGATTACATCCAGGCGTATTGTCTAATCAACGAGTTGCTGATAATTTAATCAAATACATAGAGAAAACATATGAAATTTAAGTCGGACATTGACATAGACTTTGGTGATAGATCTCAAGCATTAGATCTACTGCGCCACCGGCCGGCTGGAATTATTCGTGATGGTAATCTAGTCAAGCATAACACAGGAGTGTATGTAACAGATATACCCACAGATCCATTTACGGGCATTGCCAGTTTAGATTACAATGCGGCCGAAGAACGCGGATACATGAAACTGGACTTTTTGAATGTGTCATTATATACCCAGATAAAGAATGAACAACATTTACAAGAGCTAATAGCACAAGAACCACTGTGGGACTTGTTACAAGACCGTGATTTTTGTAGCCAGCTAATACACATTGGCAATCATTATGACACATTAATAAAAATGCCCGAACCTGTAGATAGTATTCCCAGGATGGCCATGTTGTTAAGTGTGATTCGCCCGGCTAAAAGACATTTAATTGGGCAGAAGTGGTCGGATGTTGCTCGGACTGTGTGGGAAAAGCCCACAGATGACAGTTACTATTTTAAAAAGTCACACGCTGTTGCGTATGCTCACTTGGTGTGCGTACACATGAATTTAATTTGTGAAAATATCAGCTATGGATTTAGCTAAGTTTGCGAACTAGAGTAATACTCTTACGTTTGCTACGTTTAGTGGCCATTTCTTTGAGGCTCACGTAAGGTCCCATCTTGATTTCTACGTCCTTGCTGTTCATGGTACGTAGACAATGTTTAAATACAACCCAATCTTGTTTTAGGAAAACGTTAATAGGTATTAGCCTGTTGCTTTCCCACCACCAAGTTTCTCCTAATTCTAGGAATATGCGTTTAAGATCGGGATCTTTAAGTGCGCCAAAGTCGTAAAGTGTAGTTATAACTTCATCGAAGTTTTGTACGATTCCTATATAATCATTACCGCCGTAGGTTACATAACTAATGAATGGGTACTGTCCTAATAATTGCTTGTAATGATCTTCCACGTTATCCGATAAATATGTTATAAAGACAAACCAAATAATGATTACTGTCAAAGCATATTTATACCCAAACTTAGCCGAGGTTCAAATATTTGAACCTGGGATATTTAACGTAAGGAATCGACAAGTGTACAGCCGACCAATTAAAGTCTATCAAGGTATAGACAACCCTATTCAAATCGTAATTAAGAATCAGGACCAAAAAGTTCCTACCAATTTGGCCAGCGCAAATGTTGTATTAACTGCACAAATTCAAGACCCCACTAACCATACCACAATTCATTCGTACCCGGTTACTTGGGCCAATGTTACACTAGGTCAAGGGAATTTTACCTTAGATAAAACCACAATAAACAGTTTAGAACAGCGTTTTTATAAACTAACCTTTAGTGCCAATACTGCCGGTAATGTGGGTCCTGTGTATATTGATGATAATTACGGTGTTCCGTTGGATTTAGAAATACTACCAGCGTATTATTCATAATTATTGACGTAGTCCAGAAATTCTGCTATACTAGCAAGAATGTTGAACTCTATCCAAGACGCAGTAACTCTTTTACTTCCAGCAAAAAGAAAAACCAATTCTACCAGTGGGTGGATTAGTTTTAATGCGCCTTGCTGTCATCACAACGGTGAAAGTATGGATACCAGGTCACGTGGTGGAATGGTAATGAATCCAGATGGCGGTACAAGCTATCATTGTTTTAACTGTAATTTTAAAGCCAGTTACGTTCCTGGCCGCCACTTAACATACAAATTCCGTAAGTTACTTGGTTGGTTTGGCGCAGATGAAAACACAGTTAAGCGATTGGTAATTGATGCTATTCGCATACGTGAATTAGTAGCACCCGAGACACTAGTAGAAGTAGAAGAAGCAGAGCCAATTGAGTTTAAAGCTCGTCCGTTGCCGGCCCAGGCGCAAACATTAATGGCCTTGAATACATTTTATACTTTAAACAACGACGTTGATGTTCCCAGCGGTTTTCACAATTCAGTAATATACCTTGCTCAACGAGAAATAGATCTAAACCGGTATGATTTTTATTGGACTCCTGAAGTTGAAAACAAACTAAGTCACAGAGTCATTATACCTTT